AATAAATAAAAGCACATGTTTAGGTATGGCAACGATTCATATTTCGAATTGGAAAATGACTATATCAGGCATTGCATTACATCAAAAGGATGGTAAAAGGTGGGTTAATTTACCTTCTCGAATTGTTGAAGAGAACGGAGAAAAAAAATATTATCTTTACATATATTTTGATGATAAAGATACAAAAGATAAGTTTGGCGAAGCAGTAAAGAAAGCTATCGATGAGCATGCTATTAAGGTAGCAGAAGAAAACCCTCAAATGGAAGAAGAAGTACCATTTTAATTACAAACAAAAGGAGCAACACAATGGACTATAAACTAAACATATATTTTACTAATGAAAAAAATATGACACTAGTACTTAAAGAAAAAGAATTTAAAAAATTCTTAGCAGATATGAAGGAAAGCAAGCCCTACTGGAATGAAGATAAAAAATCAGGTTTTAGCGTACCAATATATAGCGTAATGTATTACCAATTTTTCGAATACACAGCAGAAATGAAGAAGAAAGATGACGCTAAACTGGCTGAAGCATTTCAAGCTAAATTAGCAAGCAAAGAAGCAGCGTTAAAAGAAGAACAAGAAGAAAAGAAAGCTTAACAGACTTAATTTGCTTGGTAGAAATACCGTTAACCACAGGCACCCAATGAAAGATATAGAATGGACTTACGAAAAAAGAAGTATAAATGAACTCACAGAAAATAAAGATAATCCCCGACGACTCAGCAAAAAAAGAGCCGAAGAACTTAAAAAATCACTCGGAAAGTTCGGTGTCTGTCAACCTATCGTTATCCAACCCAATGGAAAGATCATTGGAGGACACCAACGACTTAAAACAATACGATCCCTCGGCATTGATGAAGTGCATGTTGCGATACCTTCCCGAACACTTTCAGAAAGAGAAGAACAAGAATTAACTATTGGTTTAAACAAGATTAGCGGGGATTTCGATCTTGATATGCTTGCTAACCGCTGGGATATGGGCGTTCTTTTAGATGCAGGCTTTACAGAAGAAGAGCTTCACACCGATATTATACCTCAAGAAAAACCTAAGAAATTTTCAATAAATATTAAGTTCGATAATGAAGATGATCTTAGGCATATCGAAAAAGAATTACTTCCAATAATAGATTTATTCCCCGCTGCAATGATGAAAGTGAGGGCTAAATGATAATTCAAGGCGATTGCTTAGAGGTTCTTAAAACCTATCCAGACAATCATTTTACAAGTGTGATTACTGATCCACCATATGGTTTATTCTTCATGGGAAAAAAATGGGATTATGATGTACCAAGTATTGAGATATGGAAAGAATGTTTGAGAGTGCTTAAGCCGGGGGGAACGCTTCTTTGTTTTGCAGGTTCTAGGACACAGCATAGAATGGCTGTTAATATTGAAGATGCAGGGTTTTATATTAAGGATTGCTTGATGTACCTGTATGGCTCTGGTTTTCCTAAGGCGACAGACGTAACAAAACAATTAGAAAAGAATGGAACGATTAATAAGACATTTGAAGGCTACAAGTCACACGCTCTTAAGCCAGCCTATGAGCCTATTATAATGGCAATGAAGCCTAATGATGGCACTTATGCAAACAACGCACTTAAATGGGGTGTGAGTGGTATTAATATTGATAATGGTAGGATTGGGACGGAAGACGATACTGTTAGAACTAATGGTAAAACCGCAATATGAATAGCGAGAAAGGGGGAGGTCATTCCCAAGGCAGATTCCCCGCTAACATTCTATTAGATGAAGAAGCAGGGGAGCAATTAGGCGATAAGTCTCGATTCTTCTATTGTGCTAAAGCTTCGAGAGCTGAAAGAAATAAAGGCTGTGAGGGGTTGGAGGAGAAGGCAGGCGGAAGTAATATTAAAGGATATACTAAAGATGTGGCTAAGGGAGTTGATAGAAATAAGTTAACTACAAACCACCACCCAACAGTTAAACCGCTAGCCTTAATGAAATACCTTATCAATTTAATCATGCCACCAACAGACGGGTTAATCTTAGACCCATTCGCAGGAAGTGGCACAACTATACTAGCGGCTAAACAACTAGGCTATAATGCTATTGGAATTGAGCGAGAAGAAGAATATTGTAAGATAGCAGAAAGGAGGCTAAATAATGCCTAAATCTAAAGAAAAGAAACCCCCAGTTAAAGTTAAGAAGAACGTAGGGCATAATGGTGGAAGAAAAGTAATTCCTATTGATTGGAGTGTTGTTGATAAGTGCTTAATGACTGGGTCAAGTGGAGTACAAACAGCAGCTTTTATTGGGATCACAGACGAGACTTTATATAATAGATGTAGAAAAGAACACGGAGTAGATTTTTCTATTTATTTGTTAAAGCAAAAACAAAAAGGTAACTCTCTGTTACTAGGCAAGCAGTATCAAGTAGCTATGGGAGGCAACGTAACAATGCTTATATGGCTTGGTAAGCAACGTATTGGACAAACAGACCACCCAACAGATAAACAAGAGTTTAACGGGTCTCTAGCGAGTCTATTAGATGTTATGCACCTTATCAAGTCCTCACAAGATTTTGATGCACTTGTCCAGTTAGCAAATAAAAATAAAAAGGGTGAGATAGATGGAAAAGATGAATGAAGGAGAGAAAAGAACATACGACAATTCACTTAAAAATATGCTTGCTTCGTTACATAAGAGCTATGATGAAAATCAAAGTTTATTAAAAACTAAAATAGAAAGTTTAGATTCACATATCAATAGAATTGAATCACATATTAAGGGAATTAAAACAAGATTAAGTAATGAAACTGAGTACTTAAGAGACACTACTAAAGAAGCTATCGATGTAAGGGCAAGTTTAGAAAATATTATAGAAGATATTGATGGAGATATACTCAGTAAAATTAAAAAGATATCAGAAATAATAACTTATGGTGAGGAATGTTAGATGAGAAATAATCTTCCTACTTTATCCGTTGATCATTTAGTTTTATCTGAAAAAATACAAAATACATTGCTACCTATATTAGTTAATTATCTAGACGATAAACCTGCAATTATAGACGCATTAGACTGGATATTAAGGGTAATTGTTAATGATGAAAAGAATGATCTTAATGTTTATAAAAACCTATATGATTTCAATAAAGCAAAAGCAGAACAAGAGAGGGAGAAAGGTGAAATAGAAGAGCTTTATTATTCATTTTATCCCAAGACAGTATTTCCGAGAGAAGAAGAGCTAATTAAATCAGGTTATATTTGTAGGTCATGTGCAATGAAACTTGGTGCTATTCCTGTTGAAGATCATGTATGTACTTATCATTTTTGTATTTGCGAATTTTGTGGAGAAGAACAGAACCTTTGTCATACTAGCGATTGGTCGTGGCCAGATGCAAGGTATTTGGAAGAAGGGAGAGAGTTTTGATAGATGAATGAAAAAGAGACAGAAAAGCAATATTATGAATTAGTTAGGTATATAGAGAATGAATGCGAACTTAATCTAATAAAATATGGTTTATACGGATTAGATTCTACAGTTGAAATGATGCGTGAGGAAAACAATGGTAATATATGGGGGGAAGCATATGAAATGGATTAAATGTAGTAATAAGCTACCCGAAGACAAAGACCAGATCATAGTTAAGTTAGTCGGCTGTAAAATGGACTATACACACGCTTATTTATATGTTAGAGATAGCGAGGGGCTTGGTGGTTGGTTTGATGAATGGCGATATGCTACAGATCATGAGAAGCAAGAATTTGGTAAGATAGATTGCGCTTATTTAAAAGAAGAAAAAACGCTGGAATAGCTCAATTGGTAGAGCTTCCGACTTGTAATCGGAAGGTTGAGGGTTCGATTCCTTTTTCCAGCATTAAAAGAAACAAGGATGAAGAAAATGCAAGTGAACAAGAATAAAGACAAAAAGACACTAACAGAGATTAAACGAGAGCCTGTAACAAGAGAAAATCTTGAGGAAACGATAAAAGCGATATTCAGTAAGTGCATTAGAAAATTGAACGCCTCAGATGATAAATTAAACAAGACTACTAAGAGCCTAGAGAAGAAATTAGAGAATTTCAGGAAAATTAAACAAGATATTACTGGTCGCATGAGTGAATACGATAAGAAGATGTCCTCTATAGAAGAGACGTTCTTCATTCTCTATCATAACATGAAGAAGAACCAATTCCTCTATGCAAACGATGAATCGGCGTGGTGGAGTGAGTTCGTAAAATTAAAATGCGGAAAACAGATTGAAGAATTAAAAAAAAGGAAGGCCGAGTAATGAATATATTTAATTTATTTACTATAAGCAGATACAAAAAATCAGTAAATACAATTCCTAAAATTGAAAAGCACAAAGGAACTATATTTATCTCAGAAGAAAGATATAAGCTTGCTGCATATATAAAAAGACTAAGAATTAAAAGAGGTCATTCACAAGTAGAATTAGCATGGATAGCTGGTATGTGTAATTCGGGAGTGTCAAGGATAGAAAGAGGGCATGTGCCTTTAACTGATAAGATGGCTAGAAAGCTTGGTAGGGCTCTTAGGGTGGATTTAATTAAGAAACAAAAAGAATTAGAGGGGTAATAGTGGGAGAATTAACAGACTTAATTTTTACATTGATCGGTAAGATCGGTAGGTTCTTTAATTCAAGGGGTAATCGAATATGTTTTGTTATCTGGACGTTTGGTCTGGTTTACTGGATATATAGAGACTTTTCCTTAGGATTGAAGGTTCAAGGCTTGGGTTGTATTTACTCTTTTGCGATGAATATATACGGCTGGTTTAAATGGAAGAGGTTAAAGACAAAGGAAGATTAATATGTTTACAAAAAGAAAAGATAGAAAAAAGGCTCTTGAAAGCATAAAAAAGATTCAAAAGGAAGTAGCAGGGCCATTAAATCCAGTAAAACATGCGTATAAACAACAACAGCTTGTTTTAGAAACAGCACGAATATTACAAATGGTGTTAGAAAATAAGATATGAATGCAATTAAAATAATTTGGAATACTATATTAGTAATGACAGTAGTAACAGTGTTTAAACAAAACGATTCATTTAGAGATATTGTTTTAATTATTTTGAGTAAGTTAAAACTAGTAATTTTCTATTTAATCGAACTGATAAATCGATAGAAAAGCTGTATAACCACAATAACAGCACACACGCGAGAACATAATGGCATTAAGTAAGCTTAGTAATAAACAGATAGAATCTTATAGAGAATCGACAGCAAGAATTAATATCCTTGAAGGCTCTGTTCGTTCTGGTAAATCGTTTATAAATCTACTCAGATGGTTAGACTTTTGCAGATCAGGGCCTAAAGGACCTATGATAATATGTGGTAGAACTGATAAAACTATTAAGCGTAATATTATAACACCCTTACAAGATATAGTAGGGAATGCAGTACAGTATTCAAGTGGAAAGGGAGAGGTTACTTTATATAACCGAACTATGTATGTTGTCGGAGCCAACGATGACAGAGCAGAAGCGAAGATCAGGGGATCTGAGTTTGCAGGAGCCTTACTCGATGAAGCCTCTCTTCTCCCCGAAAACTTTTTTAAGATGCTACTTTCTAGGCTATCTATACCCGATTCTAAGCTATTTTGTTCTACTAACCCAGATTCTCCTTATCATTGGCTTAAACGTGATTTCATAGACAGAGAACACGAATTAGACCTTAAAGTTTTCTCATATACTATACATGATAACCCTGTTTTATCTGAAAAATATATTAAAGATCTATCCGCCGAGTATCAGGGGCTATGGTACAAACGCTATATTTTAGGCGAATGGTGCTTGGCTGATGGTGCTGTATTTGATTTCTTTGACGAAGATCTTAATGTCATTCAAATGCCAACCTCTGAAGCTGAATATTATATTGTAGGTATTGATTATGGTACTACTAATCCTTGCGTGTTTACATTGATTGGCTATAACTCTAACCAATACCCCAATATGTGGCTAGAAAAAGAATATTACTATGATTCTAAAAAAGAGATGAGGCAAAAGTCTGATTATGACTACTCAAATGATCTTATAGAATTTATTAGCGGATACAATGTTAAGCGTATCTATATTGATCCCTCTGCCGCTTCTTTTAAACAAGAACTAAGGCGTAATGGTGTTAATAACGTAATGGATGCTGTTAATGACGTAATACCTGGCATTAGATTTATGAGTCAATTACTTACTAATGGAACGTATAAGATATGCTCTAATTGTACAGAATCTATTAAGGAATTTAGTAATTATCTATGGGATGCAAAAGCTTCTGAAAGAGGAGAAGATAAACCTATTAAGAAATTTGATCATAGTTGTGACTCTCAACGCTACGCATTATTTACGCATTTTTTCAATAAAAATCTAAGCTCAGAATTTACAGAAAGAGATGCAGAAGAATTAGAACGAATGTATACATGATCAAGATCCTCCCAACTTACAAGAAATACTTGTTAGTTAGATAGGCATTTAAAATATTGTTAGATATAAATTAGTAAAGATGTATAGTTGCTTCAACTTATAGGAGATAGTATGAAATTATATATGCAGTTCTACAAACAGTTACATTATTTTGTGATATTAACATTTTTTGTATTAATAGCATTTTTTGCATGTTGTAAAGCTCAAGCTCATGTAGTAGATATACATGTACCGACACCTGAGGACATAGCTAGAGAACTTGAAGGTAGAAGGATACCAGAGCCTGGGCGAGATTTCTCATGAAAGATTTACTTAAGTTTACAGTATTAGCCTCTATTGGAGTATGTTTATTCGTATCTATAGCTTGTCCAATAGTAAATATAATATGCTCTAAGAAAGAAAATATTCAACCTACTCTTTTTGAGTACTGGACAGATAATAGAATATCATAATATTTAAAAAATTCTCAAATATTTATTCACATAGAAAAAAATCAAAAAAATCGTTATAATAAAGAAAAATAGCAGAAAAGCCTTTACATTAATTTCATGTTAATATAAAGGCTCTTTCTCTGCCTATATAGGATTTTTATTATGAAAGAAATAACTATGTTAATAATTTTCATTGCTATTTCAGGTTGTTCTACAGTAGGACAAGCTGTTTACGACTGGCAAACCAAATATCCCGATAATCAAATAGAAGAAGCAGTAGAAAGATTTATAGAAGATAAAACTGATTTCGATCTCGATTTAACACCTATTACAGGCGATGAAAAACAAAAGCTAAACTGAGGGAATCTCTGTAACTCAGTTACATTGTAGGGAGTTGATAAGGGAGTGAGAGAAATACTCATTCTTAGTATCTTGCTAGCACTTCCGCCCTTCATATTTAAAAGACTCTTAACCACCCCGAAAGGGAGAGTCACACACGCGAGGACATTTAATGGCTAATGATAATGATATAGTACGAGAATTTGATGAGCTATATAAAGATGATTATTTAGCATGGTCTCCATTCTATCCATTAGCTGATACAGATTTGCGTGCCTATTTGGGAGATCAATGGGATACAGCGGAAAAACAGAAATTATTTAGCGAGGGACGAAATGCCCTTGTCTTCAACTATATCCGCCGAAATATCAATCTATTAACAGGATATCAGCGTAAAAACAGACTTAGCTCTATTGTATCACCTACAGAGACTTCCGACCAACAAGCAGCCGATCAGCTCTCTCAATTGCTATTACATTCTCTAAACGCAGGCGATGGTTATAAATTCATCTCAGAAGCGTTTGGCGGTGCCTTAAAGACAGGTTTCAACTTACTTAGTATTTGGTTAGATTATAGAGACGATCCTATCAATGGCGATATCAAATTTGGGCGAGATCCGTACTCAGGATTTATTGTAGATCCATATTTCACACAACTTGATTTTTCAGATTGTGGGCATATTATCAAGCGTAAATATCTAAGCCCAGATCAAGCATCTTCTTTACTACCTGGACAGCGAAAAGATATTGAAATGCTATCGAAACAAGGTTGGTCTAGAGACGATAAATTTACATGGCTTCCGTATCAAAAACAACCAAATGGCGAAAATTTCTTAGCTTATAACGAAGTATATAAACAAGGTTGGGATCAAGTCGATATGCTTGTTGATGAAGAGACAGGCGAATATACAGAATGGGAAGGCGACAAGGACGGATTAAAATGGTTTGTTAAAAATTACCCTCAGATAAAAGTAGTTAAGAAACCTAAGAAGTACGTTGACTGCCATATCATTGTAAATGATGAGTTCATGCGAACCGAAAGGAACCAGTACGGATTAAACGAGTATAATTGTGTGCCTATGGTTGGCTTATTCGAGCCAGAATCAGACTCATGGGGGCTTAAAATACAGTCACTGGTACGACCACAGCTTGACCCACAGAAAGAGGCTAATAAGAGACGTTCTCAGATGATAGATATCTTAGACTCTCAAATTAATTCTGGTTGGATGGCTAAAAAATCATCTGTAGTTAATCCAAGATCTTTATTTCAGACTTCTCAAGGAAAGGTTATTTGGAAAGAAGATGATGCACAGCCTGGAGATATTGAGAAGGTTCCACCAGCACAGATCCCTCAAGGTATGTTTGAGCTTCAAAAGCAGTTTGACCAAGATATAATGACAATAGCTGGTGTTAATGACGCAGCATTTGGAATGACAGAGAACGCTCAAGAGTCAGGCGTTATGATGATGGTTCGTCAGAGTGCTTCAATCGTCAACTTACAAGATCTATTTGATAATTTACGTTATGCACAAAAATTAATTTCTAAAAAAGCACTCAAGATGATTCAGAC